GGCGGTCGGCCGAGGCCCTGCGCAACGCCCGGGACTGCATCCTGGAGGTCTACACCGCCCGGGGCGGCGGCAAGACCCGGGAGGAGCTGGTCTCCCTCATGGACAAGGACATCTGGATCACCCCCACCCAGGCCAGGGAGTACGGCCTGATCGACGAGATTGTGGGGGCGGCCCAGGAGCCGGAGGAGGAGCCGGCGGCCTTTGTAGCCGCGGCAGGGCGGCGTATCCGGCTGACGGCGGCCATGCGGGAGCAATATCAGGCCCATGTGGCGGCCGAGCGGGCCGAGGCGGCCCGGCAGGACGAGGCGGCGCGCACCCTGGCGCGGCTCAGGGCGCTTGCTGGATTTTAAGGACTGAAAGGAGATAACAGCATGGATTTCATGGAGAAGATCACCGAGCTGCGGGCCAAGAAGGGCCAGTTGCTCACCCAGGCCCAGGCCCTGGTGGATGAGGGCAAGATTGAGGAGGCCAACGAGTTTACCTCCCAGATGGAGGCGATCAACACCTCGATTGCCGGCCTGGAGGCGCTGGCCAAGGCCAGCCAGGAGGGCGCGGAGCCCGTCTACGACGGCGCGCTTCACGGCGGCAAGCCCAAGGACGAGGGCAAGGGAGAGGACAAGCCCTTCACTTCCCTGGGCGAGCAGCTCCAGGCCGTCTATAACTTCCGCAAGAACCACGTGGAGGACAAGCGCCTCCAGAGGGTCAACAACGCGGTGCTGGGCGTCAATGAAGGCAGCGGCGCCGACGGCGGCTTCGTTATCCAGACCGACTTCGCCGGGATGATCCTGGAGAGCGCCGTGCAGCAGAGCCCCCTGCTCAACCGGCTGGACCGCTACACCTGCTCCAGCGCGGCCAACGCCATGCGGTGGATCTCGGTCGACGAGACCGACGTGAGCAAGAGTGTGTTCGGCGGCATTCAGATGTATTGGGCCGCCGAGGGGGCCACGGTGGCGGACAGCAAGCCCCGGTTCCGGGAAATGAAGATGGATCTGGAGAAGATGATGGGCTTCCTGTACTGCACCGACGAGATGCTGAGCGACTCCGCCTTCATGTCCAGCTTTGCGGGTCCCTCCTTCGCCCTGGCGGCCGACCGGCTGCTCACCGAGAGCTCGATCTCCGGTGACGGAGTGGGCAAGCCCCTGGGCCTGCTCCGCTCCAAGGCGCTGATCGAGGTGGCCAAGGAGGCCAGCCAGGAGGCGGGTACCTTCGTGGGCGCAAACGCGATCAAGATGCAGGCCCGGGCCATGCCCAGGGGCCGGGAGCGGCTGGTGTGGCTGATGCACCCCGACCTGGAGGAGCAGCTTCCCTATCTGTCCATCCAGAGCGGCGAGGCGGCCAAGTTCCTGTGGAACCCCGAGGGCGGCCTGGGCAACTTCGACACCCAGCGGGTGCTCAACAAGCCGGTGCTGTTCGAAGATAGCTGCGCCTCCCCTGGCGTGCGGGGCGATGCACTTCTGGTAGATCCCTACATGTATATCCTGCTCACCAAGGGCACCGTCAAGCAGGACTGGTCGATCCACGTGGAGTTCCTGACCGACCAGAACTGCTTCCGGGTGGTGTACCGCTGCAACGGCGCGCCCAAGGTCAACAAGCCCCTGACCATCAAAAACAGCAGCAAGACCCGCAGCCCCTTCGTGGCGCTGGCGGACCGGAAGTAAGGAGGAGCAAGCATGAAGCGTATTTCGGAAGCACTGGCGTTCCAGACCGTCCTGGCCCCCCAGAGCGTGGCGGCCTCCACCGACAAGACGACCGCCTATGTGGACGTGTCCGGGGTGGAGGAGATTGTATTCCTGGTGTCCGCCGCCGCCCTGGGCAAGGGGAAGGGGCTGACGGTCTCCCTGCTGGCCTCCGGCGACAGCGGCGGGGACGGAGCGGAAGAGATCGGCAAGACCACCTTCACCGACAGCGTGGGCACCGCCCCTCAGCTTGCGGTGGTGACGTACAAGGTAAGCGCCCTTAATGGGCGGTATGTGGCCGTCAAGCTCCGCCATGACGCGGCGGCAGAGGTGGTCTGCGGCGTGACGGCGGCCTCCTCCGGGCTCTACATGCCTGCGGCCAACGGCTGGACGCTGGCGGTGTGACGTGGCGCTGAGCGAGGCGCGGCGGGCCAGCCTGCTGGCCTACTGCCGCATCGAGGAGCCAACCGCAGAGGAACTGCTCACCCTGGAGGGGCTGTACGACGCGGCGGTGGGCTACCTGGAGCAGGCGGGGGTGTCTGAGCCGGAGGAGGGCACCCCCCGCCGGGCCCAGTACGACCTGTGCGTCAACTTCATGGTGCTACGGGACTTCGACTTGCGGGAGGCCACGATCACCGGCACGATTGTCAATGACAACCCGGCCTTCCGGCGCCTACTCACCCAGCTCAAACTAACAGAGCCGGATGTGTCCAACTTGGACACATCCGGGGGTGGGGAGGTGTGAGGCAATGGCAGATTACATCGACGCCGGGAAGCTGAATAAGGCCGCCCAGGTGCTGGAGCTGCGGGAGACCGCGCCCGGCGTATGGGAGTGGACGCCCGTCCGGCGGGCTTGGGCCTCCATCACCTTCCAGAGCAAGACCAACCTGTTTTCCAAGGTGGGCATCGGGGCCAGGGACGCCGCCGTGATCGTGCGGCGTCAGCCCCTCACCCTCCACCACGCCCTCCGCTGGGGCGATACCCACCTGTTTTTGACCTCCATCGTGCCCATGGGCCGCAACCACCTGGAGGTGGACGCGGCGGTGGTCAAGGTGGACACGGTGCGGCAGATGGCGGAGCGGGAGGCGGTGGTACAGACCTTTCCGGGGGTGCTCACCGAGAAGTATGTCCGGCACGGCCAGGAGTGGCCCATGTCGGTTAACGAGCTGGGGCTGGTCCTGGTGACGCCCAAGGCCGTCACCCTCCCGCCCGGCGGGCTCGTAGAGGCGCGTGGGGCGCTGTGGGAGGTCCTGGCGCCCCACGAGCTGGATGCATTTAAAAACGAGTATGAGATCGGAAGGACGGTGGACCTGTGAGCAGCACGGCGCGCATGGACCGGGCGCGGCTGGAGCGGTTCAACCGCTTTTGGGAGGAGCTCCTCCAGGCAGTGCCGGACGCACGGCGGCAGGCAGTGGAAGAGGCCGGCGCGGCCGTCCAGAGGGAGCTCAACGCGCAAATCGGCGCGGCGGAGCTGGCCGATGGGGCCAAGGGCACCGTGCGCACCTGGCAGGAGCTGCGGGTGGGCAGCAAGGGCGGCTATGCGGCCCTCTCTCCCGGAAAAGGGACGGCCCAGCCCAGGGCGGGGGAAGCGCAGCACACCTGGAAGGGAAAGCCCGTGTCCAAAAAGCAGGTCACCCGGTGGCTGGAGCGGGGGCACGGCACCCGCAGGCCGGCGGCCGGAAGCAGCCGGTCGTGGAACCAGGCGGGGCGGGCCGGAGTCACGCGGGCCTCAGCCGCCGGATATGTCAAGGGCCGGCAATTCTATAGCTGGACAAAGGCGAAGGCGCTGGAGCTCGCGCTGAAAGCGGCGGACCGGGTGCTGAGCCGGATTGCGGATGAGGTGGACTATTGAGATGCTTACAACCAATACGCTGATGAACGCCGTGGAGGCGGCGCTGAAGCGCCTCTATCCGGGAGAGCCGGTCTACTATGACGAGCTTCCCAAGGACTTCCGGCGGCCCTCCTTTACCCTGGAGTGCCAGAAGGCGGAGCAATCCGATGTCAACATCGGACTGGTACGCCGCAGCGTGACCCTTCTGGTCACCTGCTATGTGGAGGCGGACGCCTACCATGACAGCAGCCGGAAGGCGCTGAACCAGCGGCAGGACACAGTGATGGGCCTGTTTGCCCAAGGTTTTTTCCAGGTGGAGGACCGGGCCCTGACGGTGCAGGCAAACCGTGGACTTGGGAACCCGGACTTTGCCGAGGTGAGCGCCGTATTCCAGTGGGTGGATGCCCGGCCGGGCTATCAGGACCCGGAGGCGGCGGACACCCCCAAGATGGAGCATTTTGCAATCAAACGAACTGCGCTTTGACGCAAGAGAGGATGATACGATGGCGACGACAATCGGGCTGCCCAGCCTGACGATCACTTTCCAGGCGGCCGCCCAGCAGGCGGCCAACCGGAGCAAGAAGGGCTATGTGGGCGTATTTGTACGGGACGCCAAGGCCCAGGGCGTCCACCAGCTTTCCAGCGCGGCGCTGATTCCCACTGAGCTGGGGCAGGAAAACCAGAATTACATCAGGAGGGCGTTCACCGGCAGCGACCGGGGCGGCCCCAGCAAGGTGGTGGCGGTGGTCATCGCCACGGGCACGGAGGACACCACCGCCCTGGAGGCGGGCCTCAAGAGCATTGAGGGGCTGACGCTGGACTACCTGGCCGGGCCGCCCGACGCGACGGCCGCCGAGCTGACGGCGCTGGAGAAGTGGGTGAAGGACCGGAGGGCGGCCTACTTCACCGAGAAGCTGGTGGAGCCCAACGCCGCCAAGGCCCCGGACGACATGGGGATCATCGACTTCGCCGAGACCGACGGGTCCATTGCGGAGGGGGAGATCACCTACACCGCGGGGCAGTACGCCAGCCGGATCGCGGGTGTGCTGGCGGGCATCCCCGCGGGCATGTCGGCCACCTACGCCCCCCTGACGGAGCTGACCGCCGTGACGCCCCGCTCCACACAGGAACAGGAGGCGGCCATCAAAGCGGGCAAGCTAATCCTGATCCACGACGGCGTCAAGGCCAAGATCGCCCGGGGCGTCAACTCCCTGACCACCATCCCCGCCACGGGGAAGGCGGACTGGAGCAAGATCAAGATCGTGGAGGGGATGGATCTCCTCACCTACTATCTGCGCACCACCATCCAGGACCAGTATGTGGGCCGGTACGCCAACACCTACGACAACAAGTGCGTCCTGGTGACCGCCATCCAGACCTTCCTGGCCGAGCTGGAGGGCCAGGGGGTGCTCTCCTCCGGGGAGAGCTGGGCGGAGCTCGACGCGGAGGCCCAGGAGAAGTGGATGCGCTCCCAGGGCATTGAGACAGCGGATATGACCGCGCAGGAAATCAAGGAGTATCAGACCGGGAGCTGGGTCTTTGTCCGGGTGGGCGGCCGCTTCGTCGACGCCATGGAGGACTTCCAGCTCTCCGTGGACAACCTGTAGCACCGCCCGGAGCGCGAAAAAGCCGGGGATTACTCCCCGGCCTCCCGCTCCATGCGCTGTTCAATGGCTTTGTTGATATAGGCGTTGACGCTCTCGCCCTGGGCATCCGCTTTCGCCTGAATGACCTCTTTTCGCCCTTTTGGCATGGTGAGGTTTACCCGATCATAGGTGCGAGCTATATAGTCGTTCTGCCACTTGGCCTTTCGTTCCGCCAAAGTACCACCTCCCAAACCTAGTATACTATGCCTCAGCCTATTGCGCAACGTAGCAAAATACACGAAATACGTTGCGCAATGTTGTGGAGAGTGTCAGTTGAAATACGTTGCGCAACGTAGTATACTAGCATCGTCAAGGGGGACAACCCCAAGACAAATAAAAGCCGCCCGGTGACGCGGGCGGCGGAAGGAGGCGAGGGTATGCGGTTCCAGAATGGAACGTGGAGTTGCGGCGGAACGTCCTTCTCCACACTGCATGAGGCGCTGTTAAGCGTCTGGCCGAAGTAACGGCCGGGGGCCGG